GTGCCAAGCAGAGACTTTGAGGAGGCACAAAAGAATTTTAATAATGCGTCAAGCATGTATTCCATGCTTTATCCAGCGTATAGGCCAGAAGGTGATGATGACAGTGCAGGTCTGATCACAGCCCCACCTCTAATTAAATTAAAGTTTGCTAACCTGATTTTTGACGCTGATGCTGATTTTTCTGGCAATGCAGAAACCGCTGGATTATTAGGCTGGCTATCTGACTTAGCTTTTGCCCCTGATCTTGAGGCCGGCTTTTTTGACGAAGAGCCAGGTTTTCTAATTCCCCAGACAATTAAGCTAAATTGTACTTTTAATGTATTGCACACACACAAACTAGGTTGGGATGCTTCTAGTAAAAATTTACGCAAAACTAAAGGTAACTTCCCATACAACGATAGAATATCAGAGGATGCCACTGTTAATGCTTCGGGCGTTACTCCTACCGGTACAGCAACAGGGTTGCCCGGTGGTGCGTCTATGGTGCCGGCAGATGAATTATCAGAAGCAACTGCCGAGGTTCAAGATCAACAAAAAAGACTCGCAGAACAACAACTTAAGAAAACTGAGATTTCTGAATCCAAGGCTGAAGAGCTTCTTGGTAGTGGAATGTAACAGGAGAGACAAATGGGACTATCAAATAGATTTTATAATAGAGCGATAAGAAAAAACGATTCTGATATTTACGAAGAAATAGTAAAAGAGAACCGCGGCTTGCCTAATGGTATAAACCAGTATACAACTGCAGAATTTAACTATCCCACTCCGCAACAAATAAGCAATTTAACATTAATCAATCATGTTTGGACAATCAATGACAAATTTTATAAACTAGCCCATAAACATTATGGAGATTCTAGGTTATGGTGGACTATTGCATGGTTTAATAAAGCACCGACAGAAGCACATTTAAAAGTCGGAGATACCGTACACATTGCGCTTCCAGTGGATTTATTAATATCATATTACGGGCTGTAGGAACAGAGAAGAAAACATATGCTAACACTAGACGAAACTTTGCCAGGGATCGCGCCTGAGTATACAAGCGATCTTATTTATACCCGACTACACTGCAATAGTAACGGAGACCCCAGCCCCATGGCTGGGATGGCTGCAGCCATGGCCGGCGGAACTGGCACCACCGCTAAAGAGAATGTTAAAACCGCCTCTGAGGCCTCCACAGCTTCAAAACAAGCAAGAGGAACAGACACACCTTCGTCCACTCCAGAGGGAGACAAAGATACAAAAGAAAAAGATCTTGAAATTTCTAAAAGATTCGAAGAGCAGTGTTTTTTGCTTGATGCTTTAGAAGAATTTTCAAAAGCCAACAGCCATACTCAATATAAGAATTTTATTACACTAGATGGCACAAAAGATGACGCAGCGCTTCTAGTATCAAAGATAAATTCTCGTTTTGGTGAAAATGAAAACGGCTTGAAGCAGTTCATGAACATCACACCAGCCCAGTATTCAATGCTTGTTCCAAAGATTCGCCTGTTTGTTCAGAAAAGACAAGACGAAAAAGATAAGTTTGGTATGATACAAGAGCTTAGATTCAAAGATTTCACAAATAAAAGCTCCGTCGAGGATATAATGAAATCCGCTACTGGCCGCGGCGACGATGCAGGCCTGGTTTCTTTTTCTTATGAATTCGATGGTAGAGACCCTGGGTCTGTAACAAACATGATCAGAGGCAGTATCAGGCTGCTTTTTACAGACTTCGACACTCTTATAAAACCAATCAGGGGAATAACAGATGAAGAGAAGGACCATTTCGCGCCTACAACACCTCTTGATTTTCAGTATCTAGAACCTAGATTTTTAGATCTAATCGTAAGACAGCCGACTCGTAAAAAGATTGAGGGAACCTCCTTACCTTATTTAATTAGGGTTCATGCAGAGATAGGCTGGCAAATACCTGAAGATGCCACTAATGGAAATATGTTTCCAAAAGAATTAAAACAATATATTGACGATGGTTATCTCAATGAGTATCTGGTTTTAGATATATTAGAACATGAGATGGACTTTAAAGAAGATGGCCGCATCGAGTTGTCCATTGACTATCGAGCCGGCATAGAAAATGTGCTGTTCAACCAAACAGACATTTTGGAAGTCGATAAAGAGTTTGAAAAAAGAGCGAAAGAAAAGCTCGAAGAAGCAAAACGTAAACAAAAAGGAGCTAAAAGAATTGATGAATTTCGTGCTAGCCGCGCGAAAAATGCAAGCCAGACCGGCGCCCAAGCACAGCTTGTGATCACTGAAGGCGATGAAGTAGTGGAGAGATCTGCTCTCGATGGCAAAAAAACGACTTTAGAAACTCTAATCGACTACGGCACCCCGATTGGAGCGACCAAGGCCGCCCTCACCGCCGTCGGCCGCGCCGCCGGCTGGATAGAGCCTGAAAGCGATATGAAAGAAGTTTCAAGAAATAAGAAAATCCAAGATCAAAAGGTGGAGTTTACAAAGGAATCACAAAAAATAGCAAGGTACAGAAAACTATTAGATAGGCTCGAAGGCTCAGAAAAAATAAAATTTATTGATTTAGATCCTCAGCTAACAAAAAAATGGATAACTGAAATTGCTAGAGCAAATCTATTTCCAGACGACGTTAATATTGCAAGATCTAGAACAAGAGCCGCGGCCATAATGAGACAGTCAGGAGTGCTCACCACGCCATCCGGCCCCCCGTTGCCCGGGCAATCAAGGATGCAAGATGAATTAGCTACAGGCACCGCCAGAAAAAGTCCCAGCCTGGATCAACTAGGAAGAGGCCTAGAAGAAATGCAGAAACAGGAGGACAAAAGACTTAAAGCAGTCAAGAATGGTGATTCTGTTAGTCAAAGAACTGCCCCAAAATCAAATTTTGACTTTAATAAGCGCAAAGCAGACGCCGTACCAGGCAGCGACAAACATAGAGTTCACTTTATGTACCTTGGCGATGTCATGGACGTTGCTTGCGAGGTATTATATGAGTTGGATCCACACTTAGGATTGACAAGGATAGTCTCCGGACCAGTACAGTACGTATCACAAACAGACGGCACGATGAAAAATGTTAATTTAGCAGACATACCGATTAGCCTAGAAGCATTGTCGGATTGGATTTATAGAAATATAATTGCTAAAGGAATTACAGGGATGAGCTTAGGCGACTTTTTAAGCAGCCTGGTAACAGACTTGGCGTTCGAGGCTCTCGGACAAAAAACTTGCTTTGGAAATATCAAAGAGTTTCCGTCGTTGATGATGTCACCTATCGCTTTAAATTTAAAAGGCGCCGCGGCAGGACAATTGAGCGAGCCCATCGCTAGAGTAAATGGTAAATACCCTAGAACTTCTGTAAATTATTTTGCCAGCCAAGCAAAAAATAATTTAGCATCACGCGGAGACCTCCGCGGAAGAAAGAGAGTTACCACTGCAAACTATGTTTTTCTTAACGGTGTTGTGCGTGAAGAGAATAATTTTAATTACGGAGTAAACAGTTTTAACGTAGACTTTCATAAGAATGGTGTTTATAATTTAGGAATCGGCCGCGACCGTGGTATTGTAAAGAACATCAAATTTACTAAATCCGACGCTCCATATCAATTAGAGATGAGAGTAGAACAAAGACAAAGCGAACAAGGCTTTACATTGGGAGAGTTCAGGCAGGTTTATAACGCCACAGTTAAACTAGTAGGCAACACATTATTTAGAAACGGCCAATATGTACGTCTAGACCCATCAACCATGGGCCTTGACCAAAGAACCGCTATACAATTAGGCCTAGGCGGCATGTATGTAATTACAAAAGTCGAAGGTGAACTAAGCAGATCTGGCTATGAAACTACACTAACTTGTAAATACAATAGCACCGGCGAATCAAAAAGAAAAACTGAATAGTGATATATTTATTTAGGGAGAAAAACCTTGGCTTTACCAGAAACAGATAGATCTACTCTTTTGCCAGACGAAACTAGTTTGGTGAAAATTTTTAATCATAAAAAAGCGTATAAAGAAAAAGACTCTGTTTTTGAAACTGGCACACAGCTAGTGGATATCACAGAAGCTAGACAGCTATATGGCAGGGTCAACAGCGAGCGTAGAGCTATCTATCCTTCAGAGGCTAATTTAAGAACCATACAGAGCACGCAGACATCACAAAGCATATATGTATTAGATTTTGTCGCTAATGCTTTTAAAGATATGAGAGGTTATCTCCGACGCGCAGCTTTATCGAAAAGAGTTAATTATGAAAAGTCTTTAATATTTAATCTACAGCCAGCCCGCGGCTGGACCTCGCCACAAAGCTCTTTTTTTGGAGTGATGGATATGGCTTACGTTTCTTTTTATAATTCTCACATAAGAAAAAACAATGTTAATGAAAGTATTGTAGATTTTTCTAGCTTCATGAAGGTTTTCATGAAATTCGCAACTAGCGCGGCCTCACAGTTTCAAATTCCAATGACATTTACTGGTTTTCTAGGGCACGGAGCGTGCTCTCCACAATCAAGTGGTCTTATAATAGATCTATATGAATTTGATAACAATAATGATGTTGTAAAAAATCAGTTATTTTTAAGAGATGAGTTTTTCCCACTCTTGAAGGAGACTGCCAAGAAGTTTGGATTTGTTATTGACAAAAATATTCCATGGAGACTTATCGCAGATCTATCTTCGATGCCTATGAAGAAATATATGTATGAATCTGGGCTGACTTACAAAACAGTCTTTAATGACTATTACTACCAGTCGATAGATTATGATATTGATCTATTAAAGCAATATACGATAGGCTTCTACAACACCCTTGTGGGAGCGGATCCGATCATTCGAAAAACAAGGTATTGCGGAAGACAAAATAAAACATTATCTACACTAATAGAAAGAACCGCTGTGACACAAGAGTCACTAGACAAGAAACATGATATTAACTATTGGGCAGACAAGTACTTAAAGCTACGAGCAGCAGAGACAAAATCTAAACTCCAGCAGAATGATTATGACATAGCTAAAAAAAATATATTTAGAATGTCGAGAATTGTTGACAATCGTCGAATTATGGTTTATATTGATAACCTAGTACAAAGAAATACCGGAATGGAAATAAACGTTTTCAAGCAGGACGGCTGGCAAGACTTCGTATACACACCAGCACCTCCTGCTAAAATAACTCTGCCGGCTGTCGAGTATAGTTTACAAACAGCAACCGAAAGCCCAGTAGAGACCGAGCCTGTCACTGAGGCGGAGATTGTTGATACACAAGGTCAGGCCGCAGGAGCAGCCACCGGCGCAACAACAGAAACTGCAACTGATGCAGGAGGCCCTGCAGCGCCGCAAGGTACTTTTAACTATTAACCAGAGACTAAATGCTTTTTCAAACATTGGATGATAAAAATGAGTGTGTGGGGATCTTCGCCGAAGGAGAACTTCATTTCGATACACTACCTGAAGGTTTGACTGGGACTTGGAAGTATGCTCCGTACCTGGAAAACCAAGAAGTGGAGTATGCTAGCCTATATTGCCTGGGTAAAGACTTAGCAGAAGTCTGCCCAGAGGCTTTAAGGCCAAGGTTTGAAAAAATAACAAATGAACTGAAAGCTTTTTTAACTTCATTTAAAGAATCAAAAATCTGCTTGAATGAGAATTGTTTTTTTGATTTGGTACCGAAGAGATTTTTGCTAGAATACTGCGACGTCAAGAATAAGATTACAGAGCATGTGTTCAAGACATATTCTAAGCCTGGAAATTATGATTTTCTTCTTTCCTTGACAAAAACCCTAGAAGACATTAAGAATAAAAAGCTGAAAACAAATATTAGATACTTGGATAAACAATTGTCTAATCCAAGGACAAGACAGTTTATTAAGAAGCTGTCCAAAAATAATAAAAAAGTGTGTTATAACATAGCTGGCACAAAAACAGGCCGCCTAACAACGACCAAAAGTAGCTTTCCAATTTTAACTTTAGATAAGAAATATCGAGGGGTTGTAGTTCCAAACAACGACTGGTTGCTAGAGCTAGATTTTAATGCGGCAGAATTGAGGACTTTCTTGGCTCTGTCGCAAGTTAAGCAGCCAGTCGAAGACATACATGAGTGGAACATTAAAAACGTCTTCTGCGAGGATATAGACAGGGACACTGCAAAGACAAAAGCTTTCGCCTGGTTATACAATTCGAAAGCCAAAAATGAGAAATTAGAAAAAGTATATAGAAGAGATGAGATCATGAATAAGTTTTGGGATGGAGAGGCCGTGAACACGATCTTTAATCGTAAAATACCTGCCTCGAAGCACCACGCGCTAAACTATATTATACAAAGCACGTCCAGCGATCTCTTTTTAAGAAGAATGGTGGCGATAAATGAGCGCCTTCAGGGCATGAATTCTTTTATTGCTTTTAGTATTCACGACTCTCTAGTTATAGACCTAGATGAAAGCGAGCGTCATATATTGTCCGATCTAGTTGACATATTCCAAAGTACAGACTTGGGAAACTTCAAGGCCAATGTATCTGTGGGTAAAAACTTCGCTGATATGAGGAAAATACAATGAATGTAGTCGGCCTTGGCACCGCAGGGTGCAATATCGTAAAACAATTTGGCAATTACCCTCAATACACCACCTTTTTTATAGACTCTGAAAAGAGAACTGGTGAAAATTTTCTTCAAATAACGAAAAAGGCATCTCATGAAGAATATGAAAACAAAGTAAGGTTAAAAAAATCATTTTTTGACAAGATAAAGGGTGACACTATGTTTATTGTAGCCGGCGCCGCGACTGTCTCTGGCCTTAGCCTAAGAATCTTGGAGAAAATGAAGCATTTAAAGCCGACTATTTTATATATTAAGTCTGATACCTCACTTTTACCCGAGATCAGAAAAAAGCAAGAGCGTGTTGTATTTAATGTGCTTCAACAATACGCTAGATCCTCTCTATTCGAGAAGATGTATATTGTGGATAACGTTTTGGTTGAAAACGTCCTAGGGGATGTGCCGATTAAGGGGTATTACGACCACCTTAACAATCTAATAGTTTCTACAATGCACATGATAAACGTTTATAAGAATTCTGAGGCAGAAATGGACACTTTCTCGTCCAACCTCGATTCCGCCCGAATCGCTACTTTTGGATTAGTAGATGATATAACTGGCGAAGAAAAACTTTTTTATTCTCTTGACACGCCACGAGAGAAGATGTATTATTACGCAATCAATGATGATCAACTTAAAAACGATGGCAGCTTGTTTAAGAAGATAACAAATCAAGTCCGAAACAAAGTAGTTGACGTAAAAATGAAAGTATCCTATGGAATATACTCGACTGATTACGAACAAAACTACGCATATTCGGTAGCTTGCGCGAGCATGATTCAAGAACAAAATAATTTATAATTTATTCTTGACAACCTCGCTCAGTAGTGTATAATAGTTGTCAGATGTCTAGAACATTAGCTAGGCATACTCTAGCCCAAAAAGGAGAAAATTATGGGAATTGATATGAGTAAAATGAAGGAGAAGCTAGCTTCTCTTAACAATCGCGGAGGCGATAATAAAAACAACTTTTGGCGTCCACAGGACGGCGATACGACTATCCGTATTGTTCCGACCGACGACGGAGATCCATTCAAGGAGTACTGGTTCCACTATAACGTAGGAAATCATGGGGGCTTCTTGTGTAATAAGAAGAATTTTGGCGAGGAATGCCCTGTGTGCAACTTTGTCAAGAGTCTTTATAATGAGGGTGATGCAGAGAGCATTAAGATGGCAAAGAGCTTGAATGCCCGCCAGCGGTTCTTCTCACCTGTTCTAGTGCGAGGCCAGGAAGACGAGGGCGTGAAGGTATGGGGCTTCGGTCGTAATGCATACTCTGAGTTGCTCGGACTAGTCCTGAATCCTGACTACGGTGATATCACCGATGCTGAGGATGGCACTGACCTTGTGATTACCTACGGAAAGACCCCGGGAGCCACGTTCCCGCAGACAAGCATTACTCCTCGCCGACGGTCGTCAGCAATGGCTGATACCAAGAAGGCAACCAAGGAGTATCTCTCGGCTATCCCAGACTTTGATTCTCTCTTTGAGAAGAAGAGTACGCAGGATGTACAGGGAATGCTTGATTCCTTCCTTCTGGGAGAGGAGGACGCTGAGGAGACCTCTAAGGAGTCGACTCGCTTCGGTAACAGCGATACTAAAACGACCGATACAACTACTGAGACTAGCTCAGTAGACCAAGCATTCGAAGAATTGCTTGGTTAGAAAAACGCTCAGGTAGTGCATGCAATCTCTATTGTTCCCCCCGGTAGACAAAGCGGCACTACCTGAGCGTCTTTTGTGCTTATAAATAGGATATACATATGGCGAAAAGCAATAAAAAGACTAAGTTAGGCAGACTAAGCATTGGAGAAATGCAGAAGCTGATTAACAAAAAAGCAGGTGTTGAAGTTGCTCACAATTTAAGTGAAGAAAACCCAACACAAGTAAAAGAATGGATTCCAACTGGTGCGCGCTGGTTGGATTCAATTATTTGTAGGGGAAGACTAGCAGGTATCCCGGTGGGAAAGGTTACCGAAATTGCTGGTCTAGAAGCTACAGGTAAATCATTCTTGGCAGCCCAAGTGGCAGCTAGCGCGCAGGACATGGGAATTGATGTTATTTATTTCGACTCGGAGTCAGCGATTGATCCGAGTTTTCTAGAATCTGCAGGTTGTGATCTAGATAGGCTTTTGTATGTACAGGCCAACAGTGTTGAGTTTGTGCTGGAAACTATCGAAGATCTTTTGGAGAATAATGAGAGCCGAATGCTATTCATATGGGATAGTCTGGCTTTGACTCCATCTGTTGCAGATCAAGAGGGTGACTTTAACCCCTTGTCCTCCATGGCAGTCAAGCCAAGGATTCTGTCCAAGGGCATGGCTAAATTGGTTCAACCTATTGCTAATGCAGAGGCGACACTGTTAGTGCTTAACCAGCTTAAGACTAACATTACAAGCAATGTAGCAGAAGCAATGACCACGCCGTATTTCACACCCGGTGGCAAGGCTATGCATTATACGTATAGCTTGCGAATATGGCTCACTGGTCGTAAAGCTAAAAACTCCTTCATTATGGATGAGCGAGGATTTAGGATTGGATCTCAAGTTAAGGTTAAATTAGAAAAGTCTCGTTTCGGAACTGCCGGCAGGCAATGCACATTTAAGATTCTCTGGGGAGAACAAGTGGGTGTGCAAGATGAGGAAAGCTGGCTAGAGGCCATCAAGGGTTCACCACATATTAAGTCTGGTGGCGCTTGGTATACACTGGTCCACGCTGACGGTACCGAGGAGAAGTTTCAGAATGCCACCTGGGTTGAGAAACTTAAAGACGAAAAATTCAGAACTAGAATTATGGAGCTTATGGATGAGGAGATCATTTTGAAGTTCAAAGAAAAAACTGGTGATGCTGCTTCATTCTATGAAGTAGAAGAAGAATAAATAAAATAAAAGTCTTGACAAAGGCCCCCTACGATGCTATATTATTAACATCGTAGGGGGTTCTGTGCTTATATCGGAAGCATCTAAAAGAATACAAAGGTATCTTGACCTAGCAAAGCGTATGGCTTATCAAAGCGAATACGGAAAGATTCGTCACGGTGCTGTTTTAGTAAAAGGTGGTTCTGTAATAAATGCATCTTGTAATAAATCAAATTACAACTCATTTGCAAGCAGATTTCGACCCGATGATCGGGGACCTGCGACACATCATGCTGAGATTGGTTGTATCTTGGGAATTGATAAGTCAATAACCGAAGGCGCAACGGTCTATGTGGTGAGAATTAACAAGCAAGGAAAGTTTAGACTTTCTAAGCCTTGTGAGATGTGTCACAATATATTAAAATTTTGTGGCGTTAAAAAAGTTGTTTATACTTACAATGAAAATGAAATTGAAAGCTATAAGTTATAGACAACGTACTATTTATATGTACGGAGATGTATATGTTCACTAAGAAAGACATCAGAAACGTTTTAAGAGAGGCCTTAGATGTGAGCCGCGAGCCCCTTCGGGCGGTGGCAATCATAAAGTCGGATCGATCTAAAAACTTAACTGCATTACTTGACGAAGTTCGTGGAGTTTGTAGTATCACTGTTGTGAGTTTGCCTGAACCGGCAAAACCTCTTTCGAAGTATGTTGAACTAACCAGGTGTAACATTAAGTTTATTCCTACGTCCCCGTCTGTTAAAGAAGACATCGAAAAAATAACCACCGCAGCAATGAAAGTGGATGGGGTTTACTCATTCAGAATTAAAAATGTTGCACAGCAACAGAAAAACTAACTACTAATTAAAAGGTTATAAAATGTCGAAGCGTTTACTTATTGTAGACATGTTAAACATGTTCTATAGGGCCTATATTGTTGACCCCTCTCTGTCGCAGAACGGCGATCCGATCGGGGGCCTCAAGGGGTCTATTAAAATCTTACAGAAATTGATAAGAGAGTCAAAACCTGATAAGGTTGTGATTTGTTGGGACGGCTCCGGAGGCTCAAAGCGCCGCAAGTCACTCAAGAAGGACTACAAAAGCGGAAGAAAGCCAATCCGCCTGAATAGAGATATCAGGAACCTATCAGAAAACGAAGAGTTGGCAAACAAGATATGGCAACAGGCTCGTCTAATCGAGTACATTAATAATATGCCAGTCGTACAGTTTATGTTTCCAGAGGTGGAAGCTGACGACCTCATTGCCTTTATTAAGAACTTAAAGCAATTTGAGGACTGGCAGAAGGTAATCGTATCTAGCGATAAAGACTTCTTCCAGCTATTGGATGACAAAACGGTTCTCCACCGACCTGTCCAGAAAGAAACTCTTAATAAGAACAAGATTATTGAGAAGTTTGGCATTCACCCAAACAACTTTGCGCTAGCACGAGCAATGTCTGGGGATAAAAGTGATAATCTTCCAGGAGTCGGAGGCGTAGGCTTGGCAACAGTTAAGAATAGGTTTCCTTTTCTGTGCGAGGAGAAGAGCTATACCTTGAAAGACGTTGTTAAACACTGTAAGGACGCAGATAGCACGCTCAAAGCCTATACTAATGTCTTAGAGAATCAGGATCTCCTAGCCTTGAACTATAAGATGATGCAGCTTTATGCTCCGAATCTTAGTGCACAAACAAAACGAGCGATGAAGGAGGTTATCAACAACTTTGATAACCACTTCAACAAGACTGAGATAGTAAAAATGATGATTCAGGACGGATTTGGTGAATTCAACTGGACTGATCTTTCTCAGAAGATGAAGAGTTTATCTCTTGACAAACCACAGTAATTAGGTTTATAATACACCCACTGGACAAATCAGGTTTCAATGCAAGAACAAGAAGGCTTCTCAAAATATGGCAAATCTTTTCAAGAGTCACTGGCTCTGTTAATATTAGATGATAGGCCTTTCTGCGATCAAATCGAAGAAGTAATTGATATAAATTTCTTTGAGTTGCATTACCTAAAGGTGTTCGCAAGTCTAATTTTTGATTATAAGAGCAGATACGGCGTCCATCCCACAGCGGAGATCATGACATCCCTGCTACGGACAAAGCTTGACGACGAGTCGGAGATCTCCCAGAAACAAATTCGAGATTTTTTCACTAGGAATATTGAAAAAGAAATCGATGGCCAAGACTATATTAAAGAAACCTCGCTTGACTTTTGTAAGAAGCAGAAGCTAAAAGAGGCTATCTTGAAGTCTGTCGACTTGTTGCAGTCCTCGTCTTTTGACGATATCAAAGTGTTGATTGACGATGCGTTAAAGCTCGGCACAGATAACGACCACGGTCACGATTATAAGAAAGACTTTGAGGCACGCTATCTATTAAAAGCACGCAACCCAACTAGGACGGGCTGGGATCACATTGATAAGATTTCAAAGAATGGCCTAGGCAAGGGAGAGCTAGGCGTCGTTATTGCTCCCACTGGCGCAGGCAAGAGCATGGCTCTAGTTCATCTTGGAGCACAAGCGCTTAAAGACGGAAAAAATGTAGTGCACTATACCTTAGAGTTAGCAGAAGAAACCATTGGTCTGAGATATGATAGTTGCATTTCAAATGTACCACTTTCAGATTTGCATAATTTTAAGGAAGAGATATATGAATCTGCCTTGGACGTAACCGGAGAACTTTTAATTAAAGAGTACCCAACAAAGAGTGCTTCACCAAGTACACTTCGGAAATCATTAGATAAAATTAAAAGAAAGGGTCACGACATCGATATGATCATTGTCGACTATGCAGACATTTTAAGACCAACGGGAAAATATAAAGAAAAAAGAAATGAGTTAGAATCTATTTATGAAGAACTCAGAGCACTAGCGCAAGAGTTCGAATGTTGCGTGTGGACAGCATCGCAAACCAACAGAAGCGGGTTAAATGCCGAAGTCATCACAATGGAGTCTATTTCTGAAGCGTTTAATAAATGTTTCATCGCAGACTTTATCTTCTCCATCTCCAGAACGGTCAAAGACAAGACAAACAATTCGGGTAGAATGTTTATCGCGAAGAATCGTAATGGACCCGATGGCTTGGTATACCCGCTCTTCATGGACACATCGAACGTGACAATAAAAGTGTTAGAGCCAACTAGTGAAGGTGTAGACGAGATAAAAGAGAATGCAATTAAAAAGCAGGCTCAAGAATTGAGAGATAAATACAAAAAATTTAGGAAACAAGGTTAAAATATGAAAACATATACAAGAGAAGAAGTTGAGAAGGCAACCCTAGAATACTTTGGACAAGATGAGTTAGCCAGTAATGTCTGGATTACCAAATATTGCTTAAAGAGTAAAAACGGAGAACTCTTAGAAAAGAGTCCGGCCGACATGCATGATAGGCTAGCTTCGGAGTTCCATCGGGTTGAGATGAAATTTAATACAGATCGTGCTTTAACAAAAGAAAGCATATTAAAATATCTTAATAATTTCAAACACATTGTGCCACAGGGCTCACCTATGATGGGCGTTGGTAACGACCATGTTAACGTCTCATTGTCAAATTGTGTCGTCGTTGCGCCACCGCTCGATAACATCTCTTCTATTGTTGATACAGGCAAAGACCTTGCAAACCTGTTCAAACGTCGCTGTGGAGTAGGCCTAGATATCTCAAATCTCAGGCCAGACAACACTCCAGTGGGCAACTCTGCCGGAACAACTTCCGGAGCCTGGAGCTTTGCAGACTTTTATTCCTATATTTGTCGCATGATTGGCCAGAACGGCCGTCGTGGAGCCCTGATGATTTCGATGGACATTCGCCATCCTGACATTTTTAAATTTGCTACAATGAAACATGACCTGACAAAGGTCACGGGAGCAAACGTATCAATTAAAATTAATGATGAATTTATGGAAGCTGTCGAGGCTGGTGAAAAGTTTACATTAAGATACCCGGTGGACTCAAGTGACCCTACACACGAGCAAGAGATCGACGCTAAAGAGTTGTGGGATCTCGTTGTTGACTCCGCAACAAAAACAGCAGAGCCAGGTCTTTTGATGTGGGACAATATTTTAAAGTATCTCCCTGCCAACGAGTATGAAGATTTCAAGACGGAGTGTGTAAACCCTTGTGCTGAGCTACCGCTATCTTCTTATGATAGTTGTCGACTCATTTCTCTCAACCTCAAGAACTTCGTTAACGGCGAGTTTGAAGAGACAGCATCTTTTGACTTTGAAGCCTTCGCAGAAGCGACCTCTGTAGCGATGAGATTATCAGATGACCTAGTTGAGCTTGAGCTAGAGAAGCTGGAGAATCTAAGATCAATCTCTGACCAACCGGATGAAAAGGATCTCTGGAACAAGCTCTATGAGACATGTCGCAACGGCCGACGTACTGGTCTTGGTACCCATGGTTTGGCTGATGCTATCGCAAGCCTTAATCTAGCGTATGATTCCGACGAGGCCATCGAGGTTATCAACAAAATTTATGAGACGCTCAAGTTAGCTTCTTATAGGGAGAGCGTCGAGTTGGCAAAAGAAAGAGGTTCGTTCCCATCATTCGATTGGGCCAAAGAGAAGGACAACCTCTTTATCAAAAGCCTTCCAAAGGACTTGCAGGATAGCATCGAAGCCCACGGACGTAGAAACATTTCAATTCTAACTAATGCTCCAACAGGCTCAGTCTCAATCATGAGCCAGACAAGCTCTGGGCTTGAGCCGGTGTTCAGAAACTTCTATATCCGACGCAGAAAGCTGGATCATAGTGATACCAACATTGAGCCAGACTTCGTAGACGAGATGGGAGACCGATGGCAAGAGTTTAATGTCTACCATCATAACCTGAAACAATATATGGCAAAGTATAATACTGAAGAGATTCCAAGCTTTTTTATCGAGAGTGATAAAATAAACTGGATGAAGAGAATCGAGATCCAGTCTGTAATCCAGAGACATATTGATCACTCCATTTCTTCTACGATTAACTTGCCAGAGAATACGGAACCATCAGTAGTTGGACAACTATACTTTGAGGGTTGGAAGAGAGGACTAAAGGGGATTACCGTTTATGTTGATGGGTCTCGCTCCGGAGTGCTTGTTACTAAGGAGCAAGCCGAGCAGCCTGAGGGGGGATTCCCACAGAATCACGCGCCTCGCAGGCCAGAAAACTTGACTTGCGAGATTCATCGGCCCACTATTAAAGGTGAAGAGTGGACAATTCTAGTAGGCCTTATGGATGACAAGCCATATGAGGTGATCGGAGGGCTGTCTACGTATGTTTCAATTCCTAAAAAGTACACTCATGGAACCATCGTTAAGCATTCTCGTAAATCTACGGACAGCCGGTATGACTTGATTGTAGGAAAGGGAGACGATGAGCTTCTAATCAAGGATGTCGCCAAGGTTTTTGATAATCCAAATTATTCTGTGTTCACGCGTATGATTTCTCTTGCATTACGACATGGTTCTGGTATACAATACGTAGTAGAGCAACTTAGGAAAGATAAGGACAGTGATATGTTCAGCTTTTCAAAAGTTATCGCAAGAGTATTAAAAAAATATATCCAAGATGGATCAAGAGCAACAGACAAGACCTGCCCTGAGTGTGAAGCCGAAGGCTTAGTATACATGGATGGGTGCGTCACCTGTACAGAATGTGGTTATTCTAAATGTGCATAAATAGGAGGGACTAATGACTACCACGAACAACAATGATAAAACCAAGAAAGAGCATGTAGTTGAATTCATCAAGTCATTTGATGCTAACGAGCAGGCAATGCAGCCGTTCAAGGAGCATAGAAAAGACATCAGAAAGAACTACGTTGAGAATGGCTGGCTAACTCGTGAAGAGATTCGCTTTGCGGTCAAGGCATACCGAATGCTAAAGTCTGACGATGACTACGAGCAGTTCAATGAGATCTATGAGAAGCTAGCAAAGTCTATAGGAAAGTAATATGAGCAAAGAAGATTTCCCAACACCAGTCAATCGCATGATACTGGTTGAAGTAATACAAGAGCAGGACGAGTCCCCTGACGGCATTCTAGTGCCAAAAGGGTACAAGGATATAAACCCTCACTCTACAGCCCGTGTACTGTCGGTTTCTCCGAGTTGTACGCTTGATGTCCGAGAGGGGAGTGAGATTGTTTTCGAAACATCTGTTTTAGAAGAAGTAAAGACAAAGGGTAAAGTTTACAACTTCGTTTCGGAAAACTATGTTGTCTGTGTACTATAATATTATGATTTTATTTGTTGCAAACCTAGCAATCGTGGCTAGTTCGGCTTTTTATAGTGCTGAATACTGTGAAAATAAAGATGTATATGAATTAATTCACGAAGAAGCGCTTAAAACTTGTGTAGATTCAAAGTCTTACAAGAAAAAAAGCAAAATTATATCTGAGATTATAGAGATCGAAAAGAAATATAATCTTCCGGATTCAATGAAGGGCCTCGCAGTAGCCGCGGCCTGCCAAGAGTCTAGATTTAACCCGAAAGCTCGTGGAGATAGAAAGTTTTCTAAGAGAAATCTTCCAAAAGCGGTAGGGCTATATCAAATGTGGTCTTGGTGGGAGAAAGGTAAGTATGGTTACGGCATTGATCGCGAAGATGTCCAGCAATCTACTGACGCTTTCTTAAAGCACATTGCTAAGCAAATTCCAAAAGTTAAAAAGACCTGTAGGTATAGAACTGAAGAAAGAATCTGGATTGCAGCATGGGTTCATGCAATTCGAGCGCCCAAGAAAGGTGGTCGCTGTAATCAACGACCAAAACACCTCCGTGTGCTACGCCGCTGGCAACGTAGTATTAAAAAACTATGTAAAGACGGCGGTTGTTGATGTATGCAACATACTTATCATTATAACAAGCTAGTAATAGGACACACTTTAGATGCTATCATATACGCAAACAAGACAAATAGTTTTTTCATCCGTAATTCTATGGATGGCATTTTTCCTTT